CGCTTCTGTGCGCGCACGATAGCCTTGTTGGCTTCCACACCAGAGTTCCACAACTTTGAGTTGTATTCAGAAACTGGATCTGCCTGGCCAATAGTAGTCAGGCTCTTCTCGATATACCATCCGCCGGCACCCTGGAACCCATGGTCCCAGATACGTACGAAAGGAACATCTTCTCCTGTAGGAGCCGGAAGAAAGCGAATAACTGCATAACCGTTGCCGGCCTTGTCCACGTCTGGTTTCCAGAACCTGTCGTCGTCTTTGTTGCTGCCTTCCTGATTGGGATTCTGGCTGAGCTTGGAAAGTTCAGTGGTTAGCTTATCGAAAGAAGACTTGCGATTCTGCTTGAGTGCTTCAAAATTAATAGTCATGTATATTCTCCGTTGTATGATGTATGACGATGTATATCGTATTATTAATAGTATAGTATGTTTTATGACAAGTCAAGAAAATTTCTTTCTTAGCATGTCACAGTATTTAGACCTTTCATATTCCATAAAAGGCCTAAATTTCTTGCAGTTCATGGCTATAGCTGGCCATAGAACCGGATCTGCAATCTTCTTGTTCCAAGAGCCAAAGAAACGAACACAATCCTGAATGATGATGAATGTTTCTTTGGTTATCTTTTTACGAGTAAGAAGTTTAAGTAGATGGGGATAATCACCATCATCTACTTTAAAATTGGAATCAAAATCTTCCAAAAGATTATCGATATCCGATTGAAAGATATAAGTCAGAGACTGTTTTCTGCGTAAATAATCATTATAGATATAATCTTTATCTATTCCAAACATATCTCCCACCCATACTTTTTTACCTTCAGCAAAATTAGCAACCAAAAAAGTCAGAGGATCCTCATGCTTGGATAATTTGTAGAACATATATTTGTCTTTACGAGTTTCAAATGTATGTTCTGATGCGTTTACTTTACCATGATATTTAAAATAATCATATGACTCAGTCGTAAAATGATTCTTTACAGCTGAATAAAGTTGATAGGCTTCAAATGGTTTCATATCGGCAGTCGCGCTGTCTTTCGCATCAGATTTAGTTCTTCAGCTTCATATTGGATCTTGGATTTCAATATTGTGCTTTGTTTGATCATCGAAGCTGCAGTTTCTACTTCGATATTGTGTGTCTCGCAATAATAGATGACAGCATCAAAGAATCCGATATTTTTATCTGATACTAGCTGTGTTATCTCTTTCACAAAATCTGATGATGACTTGATGTTATTTAACTGCATTGAGTTCCTCTAATCTATTACTTATTGTCAACGAAACTCTTGAGATCTTCTGCTAATAGCAAGATGTCAGATTTAGTTGGATATCCCAGTCGTGAGATCACAGTTTCACGCTCTGCCTGATCGAAGATTTCACGAGCTCGTTCTAGATCAGCGTAATACTGACCTGTAAGATGGCTCTGTGCAAAATTCAATAGATCCTGGCGGATCTCGTATGGTGTCTTGGTCATGTTATAGTCTCCTGTTGTGTGTTGATTGTGTATGAGAATATTTTGTTGAGTTATTCTCTTAACTCACTTGGCAATCTTTTCGTATTCGTTATTGATCTCTTCTTGTAGATACCACATGGCTTTATGCAGGTCTTCGATCCTCTTAGAAGGATCCTTCTTTCCTGCACGAGCAATATATTTAATCGTATTTCCTAACGAGAATCCCAATTCCCAAGCCCTTATCACTTTGATTGCTTCATAAGGATTTTCCTTGCCGCCGTAGTGTTCAGGATGATTGACAGTCTCTTTCTTATTGGCAATCTTCGAGAACAAACTAACATTAGGTTCGGGTTGTTCTTTATTTTCTTCGTTAGGAGGGTTCCTATTCAATGTAAATGCCATCATTTCCTCAAAAAGTTTATATAACCCATATATCATATTCACTCCAAATATTAAGTGAGCCCGTTGTTTGATAGGGTGGAGCTCATACCCCAGACTCAATTCTTAAGCAGCAATTTTCATTGCGGAATAAGGAACGTTGTCATTAGATGCAGTTCTTGCATTTAGTTTTTTTGCTTCTGTCTCGATCTTATCTTTACTACACCAGTCGATCCTATTTCGCCCCCATCAAAAAGAAGCTATGTGCATTTTAGTCTGTTTAATTAGCTTTGAATACCTAACAAATAATGCATTATTATACAACCTAATTACAAAACCAACGTGGTTTGAAGACAATGGATAAAAATTTATCCCATTTTTTATCTTTTGACCTTCGTCTCTCACATATATCATATATAACTTCTTTTTGGTGGAGGCGCCGGGTACTGCCCCCGGGTCCTCAGTGTCTATTCCATTAGATGTCAACGACACCAGCATAGTATTTATAATAGTTTATTATATGTTATATGTCAACCTATATTTTTCACGTACTTCTAATAATTGCGTGACATAATAGTTTCTTCTATCTTCGAATACTTGAACTTCATCATCGTCTACTGATATGATGATCACTATCTTGCTGACAGGAATGCCTGTGCGTTCTTCGTACATGATTGCATATGCTGCTGCCTGGCAGAAGTAGTTTGTGATGTATTCTCTGTTCTTTGCTTTCTTTGCTGTCTTGAAGTCGATGATAGAAAGCATGCCTTTAAACTCAGCAACACAATCGACGGTACCCGCCATCTTGAGATAGTCAGAATACAATCTGACCTCTTGCATATGAACGTTATCTATATGATCATCGATGACTTTCTTCAACAGCGTGAAGTTGATAACATCATTATAATCGTAATCATCTGGAGTTATCTCTGCTCCATTGATATAATCTTCACAGAGCTGATGTATGCGAGTTCCTCGCTTAGATGCAGTAGAGCTTATCTTATTTGCTTCTGCTTCGCCGACACGGGCTCTCCATGCGGCGATACCTTTTGCACCCATCAATCCCGTGACTGTGGTGACAGAAGGGTAAAGGACACCGGCAGGAGTCTTGTAGTACCTGCCGGTGTCAGTATTGACTTGTTCTAGTATCTCACCAAGCACATGATCCCTATCTTCGCAATAAGGTTTTTTAGTGAAAGATTTTCTGTTCTTCAGTAAAGTTTGCAGCATTCACAGGCACGATTCTTTGTTTAGGGTTTTCATATTGTGCTTTCTTAATAATAAAGTCTTTGACCAATCCTGATCTCACGATGTCTTGTTCTTCAAATTCAATACACGAGAAGTACTTTGTCATCTTGTTTAGGATGGTCATGAAGTGGAATATTCCGATCTTCTCATCATCCCATTTCAGATCAGTCTGTCTATAATCTCCACAGAAGATGATCTTTGCATTATTGCCTGCTCTGGTGATGATAGTGCAGAGCTCTGAGTAAGTCATGTTCTGACATTCATCTACCAGAATGATAGTATGATCTAGAGTCATTCCTCTCAAGAATGATGATGTCTGAAAGTCGATGATGTTTTTTGATTTGAGTATGTCATAAGCATCGCCACGTCCATATAGCTCATTGCATATTGATTGATATGGTGCTTCGTATACTTTTGATTTTTCTTTGATCGATCCCGGTAGGAATCCCATCTCTCTTGATGGCACCACTGATCTGATGATCGTGACGTTGTTATATTCTTTATATTTTTGTATCTCTTCTAGTGCGAGGTAAAGGGAAATGAATGATTTTCCTGTACCAGGTAGTCCGTGTATGAGTAGGTGTTTACCGTTGGAAAAGTCTCGAAATACAGTCTCCTGATTCTTTGTTTTAGGACCAATATTTTTAAGTAATAGGTTGTTCTTTACTTGATGTTGCTCGTTTCTCTTTTGTTGTCTATTTTGTCTTTTTTCTGAACGAGAAGTCTTTTCCATGAGTTTCCTTTATTTGCTAAAAGGTGTTGATAGTATTACCCCTCCCACTAGCTTTTTTTACACGTTTGAGAACATCACGAAAACCAGAATCAGGCTTACGAAGGCCTAATCTGGTTGGGTCTGCTATAGCAGTCATCGAAGGGATATGGTTGAGATGTTTGTTATTTTCAGTGTAAGTGTCTAATTCAGACATAGGCATGCTAATGTCAAAATATTCTTCTGTCTTAGTATCATAAAAAGTATAAGTTGCCATTAAACCTTAACACCTCTAGATGCCCAATACTTTTGGACGTCATCTTTATTTATGGGATCCAATCCCTTAGCACGCATCTCTTCTTCGACTAAATCTTGCAAAAATGCAGATTCGCTGACATTGCGTGGATTAAATTGTTCATCGATGATCTTTTGAGCATCTGTCGGATTACTGTTCAGTGTCTGTGTCATTTGTTGTTATTCTCTCTAATGTGGATTTTAATCTGAATGTAGCTTCTGGTTCGAATTTTTTCATCACAGCGACAGTCTCATTTATGCCTCTTTGCCTACCTTGAGCCCAATAGTAGGAAGAAACGCCGAACATCAGCATCGTATACCCTACTGCTGTGATTATATTATCAATCGTCATCATATGAAAGCAATCTGTCTAGATTCTTTGCTCTCAACGCATTATCATAGTTACGATATTGCTTTTGATGCCTGTCACGCTTGATCTCTTTAAAAGATACATTTTCTTCATCTATAAAGGATTTCTTATTGGTCGTCTTTACTCTAGCATCAAACTTCTGATACATGTTAGTAGTCTTAGTCATAGTTAGAAGAGCTCCGGATATGCTGCTTGCACGATTTCTTTAGTTATTCCCTTGTATGGGCTTTTCTTATCTTTCATTGCTAATAGCAATTTCGCATCTTCAGCTGACACTGCTTCTAGCACTTGGATAAAGATCTGTTCTCTGCGAAGGGGTTTCAGGTTAGGATTCCCGCCTTCGACAAAGAGATAGAACCTATTGATCTCTTGCATCAGAGCTTTAGGTTCGTCAAACTGGTTAGCCCTAAAAGGAGGATCTCCTTCTGGGAGGAGGAACTTGATATTGGGATCAAACATATATTTTAAGATAGTCTTCACTGAAGCATGGCTATTATATTTCAATGCTTCGATCCTATCTTCTTTCTTCTTCAATTCATTGAT